ACAATGGCAGAAATGTCAGACGAAAGAACTGAAGAATTTATGAGAGCGCAGAAGCGTTCTAATAATATGGTGAATGTCGAGGGCAATATGGTTGGCTCTTGGAATCTTGAATTTTAGGAGAAATATAAATGCCTCATAAAAAAGGACACGAGGACAAGTGGGGGAGTATAAGTGACGCTCGTAAACGTGCAATTAGGGCAGAGATGCTCAAGCGATGGAAGCAAAAGCTAAGAAAGAAGGGGGCTGCTAAAGCAGCAGGTGGTGATCCTAAAAAAGCTGGTGGTACAGGAAGCATGAAAGGCTTTGGATTAACAAAAAAAGAAATAGAATATGCTCAAACTGTGCGTAAAACACAGAGAAAGAAATCAAAGGCTGACGCTAATTATGTTATCCCCGGAACTAAAAAAACTAAAAAGTCTATAGCTAAAACAGCAAGAAAAACTGGCTCTACAAACCCGAAACTTGTTACTGCTATGAGTATGAAGAGCAAGAAGAAAGGTGGTACGGTAAGTAAAGGCTCTCATAAGAGTGGCGCTAAATTATCTGCTGCTAAGGCATGGTACAGAAAACATAAAGCTGCTGCTGGTGGTGATGCAGCCAAGCTTAAAAAGATCAGAAAAAGATACAAACATATGACTTCATGAAGTTAATTAACCTACCGTCCAAGGAATGGGACGAATTAACCCCGGAGGATGTAGGGGGTAGGCGCTCCGAGAAAACTGTATGCATTGTTCGCTACGGTGGTTTCGGAGATATGATTCAAGTGTCTTCTCTTTTCCCCTTGTTTAAAGAGCAGGGGTATAGGGTATGCTTAAATGTAAGTGAGCGCGGTTATGATGTTGTAAAAAGCGATCCATATCTTGATGAGATTCTTTTGCAACAGACAGATCAGGTTCCAAATATTTGTTTAACACAATATTGGGAAAGGCTGGCTAAATGCTTTCACCATTTTGTACAATTATGCGAATCTGTAGAAGGTTCTCTTCTTATTACTCCTGCCAGAACAGAGATGATTGAGGGGGAGCAAAAATTAGTACCTGCAAGCCCTAAGTATGCATGGAGCAAAGAAAAAATTCATGAAGAATGTAATGTAAATTACATGGAAAGAACTCATGATCTAGGTAGCGTTCCGTTTCTTTTAGGGGATTCATTTGTAAAGCCACTCCCTCTTCCGTATAAGTTTAGCCCAAAGTTTTATCCAACTAAGAAGGAGAAGCAGTGGGCAAAGAAAGCTAGAAAAAAAATGGGTTCAAATAAAATTGTTCTTTGGGCGTTAGCTGGATCATCTATTCACAAGATGTATCCGTGGACAGATTCAGTTATTTCCCAAGTTCTTATAAACAGACCAGATGTTTCCTTTGTTACGATAGGTGATGATCTGTGCCAGCTTCTTGAGGCTGGCTGGGAAAATGAACCAAGAGTTATAACCAAATCTGGGAAATGGTCTATCAGAAAAACATTAGCTTTCTTAGAGCAGTGCGATGCTGTGGTTGGCCCAGAGACAGGGGTTCTTAATGCAGCCTCGACTCTTGATTGTCACAAGATTGTGATGCTTTCACATTCTTCTAAAGAGAACCTTTCTAAACATTGGAAAAATACTACGACAATGGAACCAGATGTATATGAAAATTTTTGTTTCCCATGCCATAAGATGCACTATGGGTTTGATACCTGCAATAGAGATGAAGAAACCGGAGGGGCTATGTGTGCCGTACATATTAAACCAGAAAATATAGCGAGAGCTATTTTGGACAATCTTAAATGAGTACGTTTTTAGTTTTATGCCAAAATATGGCGCGGGATGTAGGTATTCCCGGAACAGGTCCGTCTACAACAACCACTACAAATTTGTCAGAAGAGGAAGCATCTGTTGTCCGTTATGTAAATCAAGCTGATCAGGACATTCAGAGTAGATGGTTTGATTGGGACTTCTTGTGGTCTGAAGCTTCTATTACGGCTATTGATGGAACATCCACCCTTTCATCCAGCAACACAGGATTTCCGGGTACATCTACTATTGGCCCACTGGGAAATTGGAAATTGGATTCTCTTGTTTGGGATAAAACATCAGAGAGTTATCAGATTTTAGATTACATGCCTTGGAATGAATATAGGGAAATGTATAAATACGGGACTATTGATTCTGATGTTCCAGAAGTATTTTCTGTAAAGCCTAATGGAGATTTAGATTTGTACCCAACCCCCAATGCAGCGACAATAGTGTCTGCAGAGTATTGGAGAACTCCGGTTGTGATGAGTACTATCTTAAGCGGGGAAACAACAGCAGACGATAATACATCTGCTATCCCCTCTAGGTTTCATGACATTATCACTGCTAGAGCGAAAATGTACTATGCCGAAAATGAGGATGCTCCTGAAATAATGGTAGGTTCTTTATCCCACTTTGAAGATTTGTTAAATCAACTAGAGGCTGATCAGCTTCCAAGTCAAAAGAATAGAAGGTTCTCTTCTGCGCAAGACATGTTTAATTTTGTGGTGCGCCCTGAATGAGCAAACTAAGAAATAGGGATGTTCGACCAAGCCGACTAGAATCTACATACTTCCCTTTTGAGGGGGGTGTTAACATGGTTGACCCCTCTCTTTCTCTTGAGCCGGGAGAATTGGTAGCTGCGGATAATTTTGAAATTGATATTCGTGGTCGCTATAGAAGGATGGATGGGTATGAAAGGTTTGATGGGCAAACACTCCCATCACAAATAACCTTTTACCGAATTCCATTCACTGCTGGTCACGCTAGAGATTCTGTATTTGATATGGCCTTTAGTACTGCATTTGATATGCAAATTCCATCAGTTGGTGATTTAGTTAAAGGGGCATCTAGTGGTGCTATAGGTTCTGTATTAAGCGTAAGCGTCGAGGATATAACTGGTGATTCATCTGCCGGTTCATTTTTTCCATTAACTGAATTCTCTCCCGCATTTATTAGGGAAGAATTTCGGGGTTCAGATGCAGGTGGAGACGCTGAGGGATATGTGTATTTTGTTATTAGAACCGGCACACTTCAGGATGGGGAAATACTATATTTTTTAAACAAGGATAGCGCATTTGGCGCTGCATTTAATGTGGAGTATAAATAATGGGTAACGCAACACCAACAGCATTAAGAAAAACCAGAGCGATTTTAACTGGAACTAGTTTTGCTGATAATACGACAGGCGCTATTACCGCACAGATGGTCAGACAATTTACAGAGTCTGGAATGGGCGGTTTTGCGACTATATATTCACCAGCAGGAACACCAGCAAGTCAAGCCGTAGCATCAGGAGCAACGGCAACAATAGATTGGAATGCTGATTCAGTTGGCGCTAATGGACCTGATGATACTGGAACTGTATCTTCAACAACTGTAGGGTCGGATGCTGATTTCGCAAACGATAGAATCAGGATATACGATAAAGGGTGGTTTATGGTTAATTTGGGCGTTAGTTTCGCCCAGACTGGAACTGACACTGTAATATGGACATTCAGGATTGCAACTCAGGCTGATGGAGGGTCTGTGGCATACCCCGGTTATGATGCTGCTGTTCAAAAAGTGGCAGCTACACTGGATAATATGGCATCCGCTTCTGGGATAATTGATACTACTGGGCATACAGATTATACGGATGTTCTTGCCCAAGTAAAGAATGGTCATGGTAGTAGTTCAGAGAATTTTCAAATGCATTATGGTCAGTTATCCGTCTTTAGGGTTGGATAATGGGGCTTCTTGCCACCGCTATTTCCTATGGCCCACCCGTACTAAGGGAGATTTATGACGGGTCCACTATTGTTCCTGAAGCAAGGACTGCTATAGAAGACCAGAGAAGTAAAATTAATATTGTTCCCGGTGAAGGGAGTGTATTAGGTGTCTGGGTTTATGGCGCTAATGTTTATGCTTTTAGGAATAAGGATGGTGGCGCTACGGCGGGAATGTATAAATCTACATCCACCGGATGGTCTGAGGTTGATTTAGGAACCGCGTTAAATTTTGATGGTACAGTTATAGCTGGAGAACCTGTACCCGGAGATTCTGGAACTCCCACTACGATAGTTGGTAATGGAGGCGCTCAGGGGGATTTAATGGGAATCTCTTTTAGTGGCGCTTGGTCTACGGGTGCTAAAGGGGTTATGGTCCTTACCAATATCACGGGTACATTTGTGGATAATGAAGTTCTTAAGATGCCTCTGTTAGCGTTTGATACTGGTTCTGTTGAAATTAGTGAAGGCGATTCTCTAGTTGGAGGTACTTCTGGAAAGACGGCTACCGTTACGAGCGTGACAATAAGTAGTGGAACCTTAGCTGGTGGTGATGCTGCTGGTTATATTTCTGTAAAAAATAATAGTGGCACTTGGACAAATAGTGAGCCAATAAATATAAATGGGATTCAACATGCCTTGGTTAATGGGGCTGCAGAACCAGCCGAAGTCACTGTAGCTAAAGCTGATGGCACACAATACGCTCAAACTCTT